CCAGCCCGTCGCCGCAGCGCGTGCGGTCGAAGCACGACCGCTGGATCAGCCGCCGCAGCGCCGCGATCCCGTCTGGCAGGCTTGTGCGCTTCACCGGCGATGGCGTGATGCCGTAGCGGCGGAAGATGTCCGCTCGCGACTTCCCGTCGCCGGAGAGATCGTGAACCGCCACGTCCCACGGGAAGAAGTTCTTGCCGAGCCGGTAGCCCTTCTCCCGCACCAGCTGCACCAGCGTCGGGATGTTGGCATTGGTGGCGATCAGGTAGTCCACGAACACCGGCCGACCCTGGACCAGCTGGAAGAACCACACGACACTGGCGTCGTTCCAGCCGAGGTCCCAGGCCGTCATCACTGGCAGGAACGGGTTCACCGGGAAGTCCCCAATCCGGCCGCTGTCGCGCAACTCCTCCAGCTCCGCACGGAGAATGCAGCCGGGTGCGCCCGACTCGAAGTCGCACAGGAACTCCTGCGCGAACGCCTCAGGCCCCACTTCGGCGCGAATCTGCGCCAGCTCCTCATCCGAGATCATGCCGGTCGCCAGCGCACTTAGCCGGGTCGCCGCCCAGCCGCTAGCCTTCACTTCAGTCACGCGGCCGACGTCATCCCGGAGAATAACGCTCTCCCCCGCCTCCCACCGCTCCGCGCGGGTGAACATGGTATACAGGTGGTTCTTCCCCTTCGGCGTGCCGATGAAGTTCGCCCACTGATTCACCCGCCCCCATTGGTCCACGCACGCGCGGCTCTTGTCCGCTAGCATCGGCCGAACCTGCTCGGTCCACACCGACTCGGGGGAATCCTGCCACTCGTCCAGCACCACTCCGTCCAGGTAGGACCCCCGCAGCCGCTGCTTAGGCGAGTCTACACCGTAGAGCCGGATGCGCGCCATTTCGCCCTTGAAGGTCGGGATGAACACCGCAAGGCTGCCGGTCAGCACCTCGGCCCCCGGAATCTCGTCGGCAATCGCCCGCAACTCCGACCAGATGATGTCCGAGACCTGAGCGTAGGTGGGTCCCAGGTAGGCATACCGTGGCCGGGGGAGCGGGTTCCAGTAAGCGCGGTCGATCAGCTTTAGCAGGCTGTAGCGGCTCTTGCCTGCCCGTCGGTGCCACACGTCCACCCGAAAGCGCGCAGGGTGCTCCAAGGCCGCGCGCTGGTGCGGCAGCGGCTCCATCCCCAGGTGCTTCCAGATGCCGTCCGGGCCGTCCAGCCGAAAGCGCACGGTCGAGACGGCGCGGGGCGCGTCGATAGCCCGTGTGGTCTCCGTCAGCCGGATGAGTTGCTGCGCTTGGGATACAAGGTTGCCCATGTTGGCTACCTATAGCCGGGTCCTTGTGAGTTGGCAAGGGCGGCTTTAGTTGTTTTGAAGGCGGAACAGTTATGGGCAAAGTTCTCCTTAAGCCCCTCTTTTGCCCGCCACAGCTACCGTTGATTGCTTTTGCCAACCCTGGACTGTTTTCGTTTGCTTCGCTCGCTTCCGCCGCAAGGCGAAACCCGATAAGCGAGCGAAGCGAGCGCTAGAAGGGGAGAGCCTTGCGGCGGAAGTCGAGCAAGTTCAAACTTTGTCCCAGGAACTTCCTCGCGAACTCAGGCAAAGAACGAGTGAGTGCAGGACCTTGCAAACCCCGTCGGGATCGAAAATCTACGCCCTAACGGGCTGATTTTCGACCCGACGTGAGTAAGCAAGAACCTGCAAGCCACTCGGTAGCCTGATCGATTTGGGACGCGAGGAAGAGCAACAGAGGGCTGTAATTAACTGTAGCGGGTCGCCGATAACCTTGTCAAATCACAAATTGTTTCAACGCTAACCCCTTGATATTACACGGTTTTCTTGTTGCGTTATCGTTGCAACTTTTGGGGCTAGTCGAGCAAGTGCTATCGAAAAGCGCAGGATTACAACGGTCGCGCAACAGATCCGATGGCACCGGCGGCCGGGTTTCAAGGGTTATCGATTGTCCCGGCGGCCGGGTCCCAGGGGGTCCCTGCGGCGGCTGCCGGGGGCTGGTGGCGGCTGGTGGGGCACCGGCCGCGGGGGGTCCCTGGCGGCAGCATCGGCCACCGGGAATCCCTAGCGGCAGCACCGGCCACCGGGGGTCCCTGGCGGCAGCATTGGCCACCGGGGGTCCCTAGCAGCAGCATCGGCCACCGGGGGTCCCTGGCGGGGGTGATTGCGCGCCGCCCGCCTGCCGCGCGCCCGATAGCCTATGCCGCGATTGCCTACTTTTTGGGCAGTTGCTGCGCGCTTGGGCAACTGCTGCCCACTTTTTGGGCAACTTGGGGCTTTTGGCTGCCAGCGGCGCGCACGGGGGTTGGCGGGCGGTCGGAACCTCGGGCCAGGTGGGAGGGTCCCTACGGAACCCGGGGTGGCAGGGCGGCAGCGGCGGCAGCGGCGGCGGGGGCGCGGCCGAACCGGCGGCGGCGGCGGAAGCGGCGGCGGAGCCGCGGGGTTCGCTGGGCACCCTGGGCCGCCGCTGGGCACCCTGGGCCGCCGCTGGGCACCCTGGGCCGCCGCTGGGCCGCTGCGGAGCGCCGTAGCCGCCGCGGGCCGCCGCGGAGCACCCTAGGCCGCTGCGGAGCGCCGTAGCCGCCGCGGGCCGCCGCGGGCCGCTGCGGAGCGCGCTGGGCCTCGTGGGCGCTTTGGAGTCGAGTGGGGCGGGTCTTGCGTGACGCAATCAGCCAAAGACCCGGCCCCATCGCTCCCCAGCGGCCCCAGCGCTCCCGGCCGCGGCTCAGGCTACCAGCCAGGATGCCGCCGCCGCGCGATCCCTGTAGGCTCTAGCCTCCACCTCACACTGCGCAGCGTGGGCAGCGTATTGGCGACCGATCGGAGACCCCTTGTGCCGATCGGCGACTATCCGCGCAGCGGCCGCGGCAGCGTCAAGGCGGGCCGCTGCCAGCGCAAAGAGGCCCTCTTCAGCCTTCATAGCCGCAGCCCGGCGGAGATCAATCGCGATAACGTCTGCATAGTCAAGCAAAACATCCACATCAGTGCTGTTCATTCTTGCCTCCGTTGTCCTGCCAAGCACCCCATGCGCTTGGCTCACACCGATAAGATACATCCGTTCCGGCCAGGAACAAGCGCGGCGGCTGCATGGCTGGTATTCCGTTTCTGCATGCCCGCCGCCGCGCCGCCGCCCTCATCCCGAGACGCGAGGGAAGGGATGCGGCTCAACGTCCTGGTAGTAATCGGTGCCATCCGGCTTGATGAAATGCACGCGGCCCGCCGGGGAACGCAGGTAAACGCATTCCTGTGTCATGTCGCGCGCGATCTGCGCAGCGATCCGGCGGAGCGCCGTCATGGCACCGGCCCATTCGCGCCCAGCGTCTTCCCCAGCTCCCATCAGCAAAGGCACGGCAATGTCGTAGACGTAGACCGGCTCCCTGTGAATGGTGCCGTCATCTGCCATCCACGAGCCGAAGCCCTCAACCCGCGTGAAGCCGCCGAATGCCTCACGAATCGCGGCCTCGGCATCCGCCTGGGCAATCTCGTCTCGTCCGTTCTGCGGAGCCGGGATGATGATCCGGGCTTCTGCAAACCGATTACGCATCATCTTGTTCCCTTTCGTTTCTGCGCTGCCACCCATTGGCTGCGCTGCGATTCACGATATAGAGCCGCGCGGCCGCATGTGCCATAGCTAAAACTGCATGGCTGCCATGCGCCGCGCGCAAGTCAAATCAAGCGGCGAGCGGCTTTCCGCAGCGGCCGCAATGCCACGAGTCGCCTTCGAACACGGGGTAAATCGGGTTGCCTTCGCGATCCTGAAGAGCAAATGGCAACCCGTGTTCGTCCGTGCCCGGCGGAAGCTCGTGGTAATCTGCCGCTGGCACAAGCCGCCCCTCGGCAACCGCCCGTGCCGTGCAGGCCGGGCAGTGAACATCCGCTTCGAAGGCGTATCCGATCACGCGCATTGGTCAACCCTCCGTCTCTTCGTCGCGCGCTGCGATTTCGGCCTCGGCCTCCGCAACGGTTGTTTCGAACACGTCCCAGAAGCCTGCGTCATCCCAGGCAGCAGCAAGCGCAATGCCGCTGCCAAGGTCAAGATAGGCGAATCCTTCGCTTGCCCATGGATGGATCCATGATCCATCCGCGTTGTCGGCGACGAAGCCGCCCACGTCGCGCATATCTACGTTTCCGTTGTCAACCAAGGCAAAGACCGCCTCGATCGGGTCTGACGCTTCCAGCGCCTCAGCAATCAGGTCTTCTGGCAGCAGCATCGTCTTTCGTTCTCCGTCTTTCGCTCGATCCGCGCACCACGCGCGAACCTGATGCTCGATAGATACAGCGGCCTAGCCGCGCGTGCAACGGGAAAAGCATTGCAAATTCTGCATGCCAGCCATGCTCCTTTTGCTATGGCGTGTGCGGCCGCGGTTCCTTATGTTGCCTCTCGTGAATCGGCCCGGTGCATGGGGTGCTGGGCGATGAAAGCGAATGGAGCCAAGCCAATGCTTACCCATGAGGAAGCTACCTCTTACCATCTTGAGATGAACCGGCGGCTTGCGCGGCTGCGTGCCGTCTATGCCGATCGCGGGCTTCCCTACGATTGGCTTGAGACGGTCTGTCATCATGGCCGCATCTTCCGAGACTGGCATCCGTGCCGTCTTGGAGCGCGGCGCCGCTATGGAATAGAGGCGCGGCAGGTATGGGATGCTCGCAACAATCGGTTCGTGAACAGCATCGCCACGCGCTTCGTTGTCTATCCGGGCAAAGGCTTCCGGACCATGCGCGATGCGGCCGAGGTGGCAGCGCGGATCAATGCTGCGCTTGAGCCGTTCCCTCTTGTCGAGGAAGTCAAGGTGGCAGCCTTGACACAAGAGCGTTCGGCTGTGCATGATGCGCGGCAACGGGCAATCGCAGCGCGCCGCGCGGCAGCGGCAGCGGCCGCTTGACGTGATCACGCTGTCGCCGATCGGTGACGTTTGGCAATGTCGCCGATCGGCTACAGCGCCTTCAGAAACAATGGCGCTCGGCGGGGTTGCTGTTCGGCCGGTGACTCCATGGGCCGGTGACGCCATGGCCGCATTCGCCGCCGCGCGCGCCTTGGCCGGTGCCCCCGCCGGAGCCGGGCGGCGGCCGGGGCGGCGGCGGTTCGAGCGGCGGCCGCTGCGGCGCGCGGGCTTCGGCCGGTGACCCCATGGGCCGGTGACCCCATGGCCGCGGCGGCCACCGTGCCCGCTGCCCCTGGCCTTGGCGGCTTCGGTGACGCCAAGGCCGAGGGGCGGCGGTTCGGGCGGCGGCCGCCGCGGCGCGCGCCTGCGGGTCAGCCGAAGAGCAGGAACGCGCCTGCTGCGGCGGCGACCAGCGCGGCGCAGATGGCCGCGCCTTCTAGCAGTGTTCTCAAATAGAACAGCAGCATGGCCTTCACCTCCAACAGTAGACTTTCCACGCCGCGTGCCCGACCGCAGTTCGGCGGTAGAGGCCCGGCCTAGGTTCCTCGATTAGCCCCCGTTCTAACATGCGCGCGATTGTTTTCTTTTGCGTCCGCTTTGGGCGCGGCATCGGCGACTCTTCCGGGTATGGTAGGTGCGCTAGCACTCTCAGCAGGCGCGGCGTAAGGTTTGTCACGTTTTGCCACTCCCCAGCCCACAGATCTGGGCGCGAAAAGGGGATGTTATCTCCGCGTTCGCGCGCGACTTCTTCAAGCTTGTTAGCGCAAAGCAGTAAGATGTCCATAGGGCAGCGTCTTGGACTATCGACGTAATCTGCGCTGTAATCATCCGGGCTAAGCCCGATTAAAGGCCCCACCTGCTGTTCCAAGATACCGAGCCTCCGCCGCAGCGGCTCAATGTAGCCTTCGATCAGCAGCCTTCGCCGCATGAGCATGGCGGCGGTGTTGAAGTCCGGGTGAGCTGTTTTGATCTTCATGGCTGTTGGTTCTCCTTTATTCTCCCGCCCACAAGTCCGGGCGCGGGAAGGGAATCTCGATCCCGCGCTCCCGCGCGTTCTTTTCCAGCGCCGTTGCATACAGCAACAGCACGTCCAGCGGGCACACATAGGGCGCACTGACGCAGCGGGCGCTGTAGTGCGACGTGCTCAGCCCGATCATGGGGCCGATCTGTTTTTGCCGAATGCCCAGGTGTTGGCGCAGCGGCTCAACATACTTGTCGAACAGCCGCTCTCGCCGCGCGAACATGGCGGAGGTGTTGAAGTTAGACGAAGCGGTCTTGATTCTCATGTGTCAGTTTTCCTCTCCTTTTTCAGCGTTGCCACCACGGGGGCGGCGGGAAGTTTTGAGCTAGCTTGAGCACCTGTTGTGCTGTTTCTTCGAGCCAAGCACGCCGAGCCTCCGGCCCTTCGCTTTCCGTCGGGCAGCATGAAGCAACCAAGACGATTTCGCTAAACGGTAGGTCTTCTGGCGGTGAGCCGAGGGAGACAACAAAGCCCCTGTTTTCACGAACCCATTCCAGTTCAACGCGGAACCTGAGGTCATCAATCACCACGCAAGGGCCGTGTAGAACGGCGCGCGCGGCCAGCGCGGCCACCCAGCATCGGTCGCCAAAGTCGCGGCGTGCGGCTTCGGCCCAGCTGATGGCAAGCGCGCGCGGGGTCGTGCCCCCCGGCAGCTGGGGATGCGGGGTGTCCTTGATCGGGTGGGAAAAGACGCGCTCGACCGGCTCGCCTGCCGCTGCCGCCACGGCCGCGCGGATCGGGTCGGCAAACCCAAGCCGCACGTAGCGCGGCGCAAGCACGCGCGCGAGGCTCGTCTTGCCCGCGCCGTTCTCTCCTGTTAGCGCGATCAATGGCATGGCAGCTGCGGTCCCCTCATCCGTTCAACAGCGTGTCAATGTCCTCGGCGCGCATGCCGAGCGCCTGCGCGATGCGGTCTCGGGTCTCGGCATCTGCGTCTGCGAGGCGGCGGCGGAGTAGCTCGGCCAGCGCCGGACCGATAATGTCCGGACGAGCGGTAGCTAGCTCCGCGTTCTCGCTTCGCAGCGCGATGCTGGTCTCGTCCACTGGCGCGCCGTTTGGGGCGATGCCGACCCGCCGCTCGATCCGCACCTCGGGGTCCGGCCTCGGCGCGGCCAGCGGCAGTTCCGCCCCGCCGTCGATACCGTCTGCGTGCGGCGGGGCCTGATCGACCCGGCCGCCCGCGTGCAAGACATGCTCGCTCATCAGCATCTCCGCGCCGATCTTGACAGTCTGCGCGATGTCGAGCGCGGCGCGGGGGGAGATTTTGCCCACCAGCGCCCAGTGAATCAGCCGGTCCACCGCGCGGCGGTAAGCGCGGATTGAGTCATAGCGCGCAAACCGCTTTATGTCGGCCATCTGCGTGCTGGTGGTCGAGATGCCGGTGGCCGCTGCCACCACCTCGCCCGCGCCAATCACCAGCGGTCCTTTGAAGACTCCGGCTTGGGGTGTGGCGGCCGCAGTCAGTTTGGTCCGGATCGCCTCTTGCATTTCAGGCGGCACGTCTTCAACCGCCCGCAAGGCAGGCGGTTCAGTCGGTTGCTTCTTGGTCATGGCGCAGTATCATCTCCGGTTGCAGGAACACACGTTGCGAGTCGGCCGAGAATGCCACCGCCCCAGGCGGCCACCGGCCCAGCAGAACCCGCAGCGCTCGGATAACGTCCGCGCGCTTTGGTGGGTTGCGGGCGGCAGCCGGGAGCCACGATATCGCCATTTGGTGTAGCGCAGCAAGCGATATTTCTGGTGCGCTGCCGCTGCGCAGGGCGCTGGCCGCGACCTGCCGCACCGCCTCGCGCACGGCTTCCACCGTGGTCGATGGGGCGGCTGGGGTGATGGCAGCGTCGGCGGCGGCCAGTGCCTCCCACACGGGGACTAGGACTTCGCCGTCTGCGTCAATCGCGACCGGGCATCCGCTGCCAATCGCGATCTGCTGACCGCTTGGGCCGCTGCGTTGCTCGCTCACGCGCAGCGTGCTGACCCCCCGGCGCTCGGGGTCGGGCGCGACCTCGATTGCCGTGCTGGCCGCTGCGAGCAGCGCGTTGCTGCCTCGGATGCCGCGTTCGACGTCTTTGCCCGTGTGCGCCACCACGATCACGGCGCACCCGAGGGTCTCGCCGAGCCGCTCCAACACCTCAGCCGCGCGGCCTTGGTCGAGCGTGTTGTTCTCTTCCGAACCGTTCAGCACCATCAGCCGTGCGTAGGTGTCCACGATCACGGCTGCCGGTTCGATGCCTTCTTGCTTCAGGAGCAGCGGCAGGTCTCGGGTGATCGTCTCGAACCCCGCTGCTTCGCGGCCGAGCCACACGATCCGCTCGCGCGTGGCGGCTTCCGTGCCGTCGTAGCGGATGGTCAGCGCGCGCAACCGGGGGCCGAGGGTCTCGGGGGCTTCCAGTGCCAGCAACAGAACCGGCCGCTCCCGGAAGTTTGAGTTCAGTTCCAGCCCGTGGTCGCCGAGCCACCGGTCCCGCCCGGAGGCGATGGCGTGCGCGAGGTCCAGCGCCGCGAACGTCTTGCCGCTCTTGGGCGGCCCGTAGATCACCGACAGCCCGCGCGCGGGCAGCCAATCCCGGATCAGCCATTCGGGCGGCTGCGCGTCCATTAGCTCCCCGGCGCGCCGCAGCCGCAGCCCAGCGCGCGGCTTGGGCGGCGGCGTGGGGCTTTCTGCCTCGGCCTGCGCCAGCACCTTGAATGCTTCTTCTGGCGGCGGGGGTGGCGGCTCCCACCGGCCGCCCGATCCCGGCGGGTTCTTGCCGTAGCGGTAGGCATTGCGCACCGCTTTGGTCAGCGCGGAGTCCTCGCGCGGATAGTTGCAATTTATGTTCCAAAGCCGCAACAAGTTGAGCGCGGTGTCCTCGTCCGCGCCCAGGTCGCGCAGCTTGCACGCCAAGGTAAACCTCAGCGTATCCTCGCCCTGCGGCGCGTTATGCTCATGCGGCTCCAAAACTACCCTGTATAGCTCCTCCGCCGCCAGGGTATTCACCTCGCCCGCGGCCGCCTGGATTGGCGGCTCTTTTGTGCTCAGTGAACTGTCAGGACCCCGGCGGCCCAGGGAAAAGACGTTACCGCTATTTCCTTGGGTCTAGAGATGGCCTTGTATTTACCGCCGAGAGAGCCGGGGCCGATCACGTAGCCGCCGAAAGCCTTGAAATCCACCGGCACGTTTGCGCCAAAGGGTCGGCCATTGCGCGGCTCATACTCCAGATCAGCAATGTGGAAATACCAGTGCTGGCCGCCGCTTGGCGTCTCGACCCGCAGCGTCTTGGCGCTGTCAGCCAGCAACGCGGGAAACCCCGCGATCACGCTGTAAGCCGTGTCGAGACCCCCGTCCGAGTCGGCATCCAGATCGACCACGAGCGCGTGTGGCGGGATTGCCACGCCGTAGCCGTCGGCGTGAAGCCACCCCTCTTGCGCCGCAACCTCGGCCGGGCTGCGCGCGGCAATGTCCTGCCACGACACGCCCCGGACGGCGGGCACCTTCCCGCACGTCGGGAACACCGGCCAGCCGAACTTCTCGACGAACCGCGCTGCCAGCTGTTGGGGCGACCAACGAGCGCTCATGGCTTTACTCCCCTTCAGCCGCAGCGGCGCGCGCAGCTGCCTTCGCGGCCCACTCTTCTACGATTTTCCGGCCGATCTCCTGCGGGGTCGGCTCAAGAGCATGCCCCCGGCCGCGATGAACCCGCTTGCCCGGCGGTAGCAGCCGTCCATACTTCCGGAACTCAAGTAACATCCATACATCCACGGCCTGGATGAAGCGGTTCGCCCTGTTGATCTGCTTGGTCAGTGTGTAGAAAGGCAGCCGCAGCCACTCGCGCCAGGCGGTGTAGACAGAGTGATAGCTAATGCTCAGGGCTTTCGCTGCCTCCGAGACCTGCATGTAGCGCGGATATCGCCGCATGATCTCCTCGTCCGGCAGCGGCTCCTGCCGTGAGGCGTAAGCGAACATCCCGCCACGAGACCAAGGAATGCCTCCGCGCTTACGGCGCGGCCGAGCGGCGAGTTCGGTTTCGGTTGTCTCGTTCATCGTGCCCTTCTCCTTTTGGTGACCTTACTTTCCTCGACACGAATCAACCAGTGTGACGTGATGCCGTAGGCAGGGTGAACGAAGAACAGCGCCTGCCCCGCCGGTTCCGGCCTCGCGCGTAATGTTCCTAAAGTGTATTCATCCGGCCCCTTGAGACTGCCGTTTACAATTACGCCGGGGAGCATCATATGCTGGTGCCAGTGCCCGAGCAAGAGGGTATCGAACGGGGTCCGCCGCGCCTCGCAGAAGGCAGCCATCTTCGCCCGCCCGCGCATGATCGGGCCGACGCTGCCGATGATCCCATCGCCGCCCCGCACCCCCAGGTCGTGCCCATGCATTGCCAAGAACCGCACGTCATAAACCTGGAAGAACGCCATGTTATCCTCTGGGTTGACGAAGGTCACGCGCTTGTCCCCCTGGAAGTCGCGCTCCAACATGGTGTAAAGCAGCCAGTCGAGGTTGCGCCAAAGCGCATGCTTGGCCGTTGGCTTCCGGTCTGTGCGCCCGTGGTTGCCGCTCACGCACGGGCAGATCACCCGGCCGTATTGGCTCGCGAAGCCTTTGATCAGGGTCAGCAGGATATCCCGCGCTGCCAGCACACTCGGCAGCGGATCAACGTCATTCGTCCGCGCAAGCTCATCGTGGATCTCGCCGGACACGAAGTCGCCTAGCAGCGGCAGCACGATCTGCGTTGGCTTGCCGTGCTTTCCGGCCGCACGCCACTGTAGCTCAATGACGTGGTTTGCATTCTCGAACAGGTTGGCCGCGCGCGCGAACACCGCTCGGGTGTTGTAGCGGTTTCCCCCGGCGCTGCCGGGCTGAACGGTCTCGCCAACATGCCAGTCGCTTAGCATGAGCACCGGCACTCCCGGCTTGCCTTCGTCAGGTCCTTTCGGCCTGGGAGCCACCAAGGCCGCCACCTCGCGCGGCGGCGTAGCGGCCAGCCCGAAGATCTTCTGCCGGATCTCCTCTTGCGTCACCTGCACCCGCTCGGCGCGGCGGAGCGCGCGCTCCAACAGCTGGATACGCGCGCGCAGTTTCTCTTCGGTGTTCACGTCGCTTTCTCCCACGTCCGCCTAGCGTAGTCGGCCAACAGCAACGCCTCTGCCCGGTTGTGGTCGCTAACGCGCTGTAGCCGGTGCTTCATGCTCGGGAACATCATCTCGGCCATCTCTTTTGCCTTCGCCTTGTCCGCCGGAACGCGCATGGCGCGCTTCCACTCGGCGGGGCGCGGGCGGATGACGCGAAGTCCCTGCATCAGCAGCGCGGCCAGCGCCATGCCTTCGGAAAGCCCCATCGAATGGCACACACTCCGGGGGGTCTGTGGCAGGGCTTGCGTGCGCTCGATCGCGGCGCAGAGGATCGGCTCCTCCCGCTCGCTCAGCATGTCAACTAGAGCCTTGGCGTCAACCACACCTCCTAAGCACGGAATATCATCGACCCACAGGGGCGCGCCTTGATTGTCAATGAGAGCAACGGCCCCGGTTTTGCCAGGGTCAACGCCAAGGAAGAAGTAACGCTCGCGCGTCATTTGCCATATCTCCTCTCGTGCTTGGCCTCCGCGTCTAAAGGCAGCCCGTCTGCCCAGGCGGGCGGCGTCCGCATCAACCCTACCAAAGTCTCGGCCGCCTCAGCCCCGCTGTTTTCTGAGGTCTCACATACGATTTCGTCATGAACGGTAAGCACGACTGGCAAGCCAGCCTCCTCCGCCGCGAGCATGGCGTCGGCCATCACGTCCCGCGCGGTCGCTTGCGTGATGCGCTCTAGCAGCGCCCCGCCGTAGAGCCGCTGGTGGGTCCCCCGCGCCCCGCCGCCTGCGATCGCTCGCACGGTGCGCAGGTTTTGTTCCTCGTGGTCCCAGGCTACCCCGTGCCAACTCAACACCCGGCCGCTCGGCAGCCGCACCCGCATCGTCGAACAGCCGACGCACTTGAAAGCCACTCGCCCGGACAGGGCTTCCACGGTCCGCCCCGGTGCGCCGTAAGCACGCACGGCTGCCTGCTCTAGCTCGTGCCATGCGGCGACTACTCGGGGCCACGCAGTGCGATATGAGTCTATGTATCGCTGCGCGATCAGGTCATCGATGGCGCGGCCGCCGAGGGACTCAACGGTCTCTTTCAGTTTTCGATAGCCGAGACCGTATCCGCACCCGAGCACCAGAACCTTTCCGACGAACCGCTCCTCTTTGTCCGCCTTGGTGATCGGCCTGCCGAACACGCGGCTTGCCATCTCACAGTAAACATCCGCTTTCTCCCGGTAAAGCTTCAGCGCCCTGTCCTCTCCCGCAAGCCAAAAGACCAGCCTCGCCTCGATTGCGCTCAGGTCTGCCCGAACCAACACCTTGCCGGGCGCGGCCCACAACAGCCGCCGAAGCGCCGACTTCGCGACGCTTAGCAGATCGCGGCCATAGACGGCCTCGATTGCCTCGCGCGAAAGCCACTGAAAGTCCTGGGGGTCAACATCAACCTCCGGGCGCGGCAGGTTCTGGGGCTGGACTAGCCGCCCGGCCCAGCGGCCGGTGGTCACTGCCCCGTAGTATTGGAGCAGCCCCCGCATGCGGCCGTCCGGGCAAACGCAAGCCAGCATCGCGTCGATCTTCTTGACCGCCGACCCCGCCGCGTCGGCCCGTATCTCCAAGACTCGGAGCGCCGCTTCGCTTGCCGTCTTCGGCGGGGACTTGAGCGCCTTCGCCACCGTCTCGGCCCGCAGGTCCGGCAGGTCCGGCAGCCCGTTGCTGCGCAGCCACGCCAGCATCTTAGCGACTTCGCTCACGCTGTTGACCGCACCGCCGGTGATCTTGGCCAGCGAAGCGCGGGCTTCGGCGATCTCGGCTTCCACCATCCGCTTGATGGCCTTGGCCGACGCAGCGTCGAGGCCAATGCCGCGCGCGTTGATCGTCGCATCCAGGCGGTAGATGCGCTGCTCCCGCTCTGGCAGCGGCGGGAGCTTCCGGTGTAGCTCGGCCTCGGCCCGCGCGTCTTGGCTCGCATAGGCCAGCATGCCCGGCAGCGGTTCGACTGAACCCGTCCGCTCGTAAAGCCGCTGCGAAAACTGGATGAGCCGCTTGCCCTTCGGATCTTTCTGCGCTTCCAGGCCCACCGCCGCCGCGGCATCGATTAGCGCCATGGGGTAACCCGCGTAGGCCGCGCGCGCCATGGTGCATTCGATGTCGCCGGGTTGCAGTGCGGGCAGCCGGAACAGGCTCTTCCTCAGAACATGCTGCCAGATGGCGAACTCAAACGCGGCGTTGTGCGCCACAAGCCGCCCCTCGCGCGCAGCCGTCTCAACGGGTTCGGGGAACGGCGCGCCCGGCTGCCACACGCCCTCGGCCGAACCATCGGCCGCACACCATGCCATGCACACGATGCGCGTGGTCTCGTCCTGCGCGTAGGCGAATGCGCCCGTCTTTGCGAGATCGGCCTTCGAGACCGTTTCAAAATCAATGATTACCGCCGAAGAAGGCATCGCTCGCTTCCGGTGGGTGGTGGCGGAAAAAGGGGGCCGGGGCTAGCCGCCCCGGCCCTTAGTTGCTCGCGTCAAAAGGGAGCATCCTCGCCGTCGTCGGCCTCGATCAGGTCGCCGAACAGCGCCTTGGCACTAGCCGACCGGAACACGGCCGGGGTGCCAGGATCCACAACCAGCACCGCCTGAAGGCGCAGAGACAGCATCTTCTTGCGGGCCAGCGCGGAGTCATAAATGAAAGGCTTCACCAGCGCCCGGATAGCGCTGCCAGAATAGGCACCGCCCGGCGAGACCTGCTTGCCTTTCCTGTCGAAAACAAGCGGCTTAAACTTAGACTTCGCCTTGAGCACAAGATACGTCGGGTCGAGCGTCTCGAACCTGTCCCCCACAGGCGGAAAGGACTCGGTCACGAGCTTTGTCATGACCCGCGCATCTACGCCAGCAATGTTCGCCAACGTGTTTGAGAACTTCTCGAACTCGTCAGTGTCGGGGTCAACCGCGATCTGGACGCCATATTTGTTGTCACCTACCACCCGTCCGTCCCGAAGGGTCCGCGGGGCATCCGGCTCCCACAGGTGCTCGTAGATGATCACGCCGACAGGTGTTGGAACTGCGGTATTCTTGTGGTCGCTCATGGTCCTGTTGCTCCTTTCGGTTGCTGTCAGTCTGCGGTCAGGTAGAGATGAGACGGTTTACGCTGCGCAAGCTTCTCGACGGCCTCTCTCACGCCCGCCACATCCCCGAACTTATCGATGACCTGGGTCGGCGTCAAGACCGAAACCGACTTGATCTCGTCCTCGGGGACGAACTGCGAAAGCGCGGCGATGACCTCCGAGTCACTGGCCGTCCAGGCCAGCGCCCCGGCGCGAGTGCGAGTGCGCAGCCCCGGCACTTCGGCCCCGGCCTGGATCATCTTCAGCCCCACGCGCTCGGCGGCCGCGATCCAGTCGGACACACGCTTCTTCATCCGCACGGCCCTCGCGATCATCTCCGCGTCGGCCTGCTCAGGCACTACAGTCTCAGCCATGGTTGCTAGCTCCTCGAACTCCGCACGCCGGGCCGGGCAGGCCAGCAGCGCCGGGCAGTATTGGCAGTGCTCACCAGTCACCGGCGGCTCATTCGCCGCCTGTTCCAGCCGGTCCAGGACAGCTTGCAAGAAGGCGCGGACAAACGCCGGGTCCTCTTCCACCTCGTCCCACCCGTCAGCCGAAGCCTCCGGGTGCCGCGGCTGGCAGATTGCTAGCCGGACCTTCTTGATCTGGTAGTTACGCAGGTGGTTGCGCATCAACCCGGCGGCGTAGAGCAACAGCTGTTGGTTGCCCTCCGCCGAGATCAGGTAGCCCGCACCGTGCTTGTAGTCCACTACGGTTAGGGTCTGGCAAGCGTCGGTCAGCGCCCAGAAGTCGGCGGTCCCCCAGATGAGCGGATCGCCGTCTGAGATGACCACACGCTCCTCGACGCCCCACAAGTCTGCCTGTCGAACTATGGCGCGCAGCCGCTCGGCCGCTTTGCAGATGGCGCGGCGGCTGTCGTCATTGTCGATCAGGCGGAACCCCTCGGCCGCGTCCTGCCGCAGCGCCATGGCCGCGACGAACGCTTCCTCATAGGCCGCGCCCGGCGCGCGCAGCATCTCTTCCAGCACGGCCATGGCAGCTGTCCCAGAGAGAGCGTAAGGCGACGTGTTGTCATCAAGCAGCCCACGCTCCTTGGCGGCATCCGTGAGCCGGATCGAGGCCGGGCACGAGAGCCACCGCTTGGCGGCGCTCGGGCTGTAAACCGAATGCGCGGCGGTGATCATGGCGTCACCTTCACGCCCATAGCCTGCGCCAGCTCCGGCAACAGCGCATCCGGCGCGCTTTGCAGCCCGCGTGCCCCGCGCTCGTGCAAAAATGCCTGCATGACGGGAATCAGCTGCGGGTTGGCGGCCAGCGCCGCCTTCAGCCGCATGCGCAAGTCGGCGGCGGAAACAGCCGGTTCAGCGGCAGAGGCCGGGGGCTGCGGGTCCGCCGGGGCTGGGGCCGAAGCCTGGGGCCGCTCAGCCGGGGCCGGGGCCGCCGGGGCCGGTCGGCTCGCCTGCCCGAGCAGGGTCTCCTTTGCCAGCCGCCGTGCCAGCATTGCTTGTGCGGCAGCGATAGCCTCTTCCGGGGTCTGCCCCGGTGGGACGGGACCGGCCACCTCGGCCGTTCCCTCAATGTGCTGGTAGTCCCCGAGGTTGTAGCGCCGGGTCAGACCGACGCGAAAGGTCATGGTGGGTTCGCTCA